ACTCTGGCTGCATGTACATAAACTCTCTCTTCTTTTTTTGTGCTTCTAGTATTCTCAACACCTTTACATTCATTTTTCATATTTGATAATTTATCTATGTCTGTTTCTGATACTGAACCTGACTCAAAAGATGAAATCTCATCATCTAGTTTTTGATTATACTTTTCTAATTCTGTTATTGATGATGACAACTCTGCTCTTCTAACTTCATTCTCACGAACTTTTGTTAGAATATCATTTATTTCATCTAGTCTTACTTCGACATCTTTTAGTTCATCTTTAAGTTTAGTTGCACCATCAACTATATTTTTTATCTTATCTTCTTTATCATGTAACATAGATTGTTTATGAGATGATTCAATATCTTGTAAACATGTAGGACAGTTTTCATTATTCTTAAAAAACTCTGCATCTTTTGTTAATTGTTTATGTTTTTCTATTAATGTTGCTCTAAGATTATTAAACTTTTGTAGTTTACCTTTTATTGTGTCATGATCATCTGTTTGTTTCATCAAGTCAATATTTTCTTCACCTATAAAATCAAACTCTTCAGTTCTCTCATCCAACACACTTTTATTATTTTTATATGTCATTTGTTTTTCTAATATGATTTGTTCTTTATTTGCTTTCATATCATCTATGTAATTTTGTTGCATTGAAATTTTTTCAACTGCAAGTTCAAACTGATAATCTAGTTCTTTTATTTCATCAGTAAGATCTTTTATTTTTTGTTTTAATAACATACCCATAATAGAAAATATTTTTATATCAAGTATTTCCTCAACAACTTCTCTACGATGAGATGCCTTGAGTTGCATGAAAGGAACAAATGTAGATGATCCTAAAATAACCACTTGTGTAAATGATCTATAATTTAATCTTAATACATTTTGTTCTAAAAACTTTTGATAGTCTCTAGAGTTGGCATCTTGATTTACTAATATACTATCACAATATATTTCAAAAATATTAGGTCTAATACCACGAATAATTTTCCATTCTTTCGTTCCTATACTAAATTCAACTTCAACAACTGTCTCTCTATCATTAATAGAATTAACTAATTGTGATTTACTAATTACACGAAAAGGTTTTCCAAAAAGTGAAAAACATAATGCATCAAGTATTGTTGACTTACCTGCACCATTCTCACCCACAATAAGTGTGGTGGCATTTTTATCTAAAGGTATCTCAGTAAAAGTATTACCTGTTGAAAGAAAGTTTTTCCAACGAACACAATTAAAGTTTATCATAAAAACAATCTCCAAAGACCAATAGTATTCATTATTGTAAACCAAAAAGTTAACACCATAACCCAAGCAGACTTTCTATAGTATGCACCGACAAACCCTGTGGTACTAGCAACAAAGTAAAATGGTAAAAATATATCTGGTCTAGGATCTAAAACTGTATAAGTTAAAATCATACTACCATTAATAACTGCGATTGCACTTATCATCTCAAAGTAAAACGCAAGTTTATGTGACTGATAACTATCAATCCAAAATGCTTTTATTGAATCTATCATAATTCTAAATCTTGGGCCTCGTTATATAATCCTCGCATAATTCTTTTTATTCTATCTTTATCTAATTCTATTTCTAACTCATCTACGTATTTGTTTATTAATGTTGTTGTATCCTCTGCGTATTGAACTATGTCATCTGACACTGTATCGGCAGATAAATCAGAAAAGTCTTCGATTACCTTTACATCATGACAATTTGCTTTCATTAGTCTTTCCATGAATCTATCAAACTGATATAAATCCTTTTTATTTACAATAATAACTTTTACGAATTTGTTACTATATTGTGCGACATCATGATTTTCATATGCCGTCTGTGTGTCATCATAATAGATTTTTTCATGCATTCTAAAAGGGTTTAAAACTCTTGTCAATTCTAAAGTTTCAGTATCAAATATATGAAATCCTTTTGTATCATTATAATCATTCCAATAAATCTCATAAGGAGCACCGAGATAATATATTTGACCATCATCTGATTTGTGATGATAGTGACCAGAAAAAACTGTTTGAAACTTTGAGAACAATCCTTTATCAACACCATGATCACTTACTATACCTTTGTTCATTTGAAAACCTTTTATTTCTAAATGACCCATAACAATACTTGCAGTAGTTTGGTCAATCATACCCTCAGTGTATATTTGATTTTGTGGTGTAATCCAAGGTAAGAATAAAATATCTAATCCACCAATATTAACATCAGTTGGATCTTCATATATTTTTATTTTATCAGATCGACCATCAATAAGTTCTCTTAATGAATTTACATCATTTGTATTTTTAAAAAAAATATCATGATTACCTACAAGACAATGAAAGTCTAACTTCATATGATTTATTGGCAACATAAATCTTTCTCTAAACTCTTTTGCAGTTTTGATAGATACGTATTTTCTTCTATCCATTAGATCGCCTAAGTGAATAACTGTTTTAATATTGTGTTGTTGTAAATAGGGAAAGAAAACTCCCTCGTAAAACTGAAACATATATTCTAGAAAAAAAGAATTATCATTTCTTGCACCAAAGTGCGAATCACATAATATAGCAACTTTCATTAATCGTCCATAAACTCCTCAAGGCCTGATGGTCTCTGTGATTTTTCTTTTTCTTTTGTTTTATATACAGGTTCATCAGGTAGTATTATAGTAGGATCAAATCCATGAATACTATAGTTTGTTGAATCCATAGGTAAAACATCATGTGTGCGGTATTCTTCTTTTTCAATTATCTTATGTTTAATATGTGTTTGTTTTTTCTCTTTTTGTATTCTTCTTATGAATGCAAAGTATATTATTTGTGTGAAATACGCAAAAGGATTATTGGATTTATTAGGGTCAAAATTGTAAACATATTGTAAACAATTTTCTATTCCGTCTGAAATCATTTCATCTCGATAAGTATAATTTATGAAGTTAGGTCTAAACGATAAACCATTCGCAATCTTTAAAAAACACTCACCAACGTAATCTGGTACTGGTGGCATATTATCGCCAACTGCTTCTGCATCCTTACACATTTTTTTAAACTTTTTCATTTCTTCTAAAAGTTTTTTATTATCTACATAATGTTGTGGATTTTTTTTGGTTTTTGCCATGTCATAATCTATCACTTTATGGGATAAAAGTCAACAAAAAAATATTTTTAGTGTAGGATTTTTTTCTTAACAGATTTTAAAGGTTCTAAAGCCTCTAGGTATTTTTTAACTTCTTCTTCGTCAAAGTCTTCACCCAACTCATTATAATCTCTTGCTTCCCAATCGTGAATTTTAAGTTCTTGTTTTTCGCCTTGTTCAAGTTGTCTGTAGTAAAAAGTTTTTAAACCTTCAGATGCAGACATGATAGTTGTAATTGAATCTTTTCTTACTTTACATATTTTTTGTTCAGTGTAAGGATACAACCATCTTGATAATGTTAAAGACTCAACAATACCTCGTTTAGTTGCTCTAGGAATTGTTAACATTTTCATTGGATTTTCTATTGATATATAATCACCAACGTCTTTAACAACGTTACATATTACTTCTTCGCCTGAATTAAATTTTATTATTTGTTGTGACATATGTTTACCTTATCTATTTTACAATAAATACAGCGTATCTATTTTATATGTAAAACTTTCCTCGTTGTATATATTTATTCTTTCCTCAAAGTGTAATAGTGTGTAATTCTTCTTTCCTTTATATGATAAATCATCGCAGATATCATAAATTAAAACGGAATCTTTACTTGTGGACTTACGCAACCCACGGCCAATTGATTGGAGCACACGTATTCTGCTTTTACTTGGACTTGCGAACACGATGTTATTAAGATTAGGAATATTAATACCAGTAGAGAAAGTACCATATGATGCAATAATGATTGAATTATTTGAATTGTTAACAAGTTCTCTAACCTTCTCTCTATCTTCAGCACTTGTGCCTCCATGTACATAATGAGTATTATCACCTTTCATCATATCGTATAATACATTACCATGTTTTTCGACTAACTGAAATAGACATAGAGTGTTGCCTTTCAATTTTTTACATAAATTAGTGATAAAATTATTTCTTTTATTGTGACTAACAAGAAAATTTATTTCTTCAGAATATTTATGATCCTTTACTTGTTTACTTTCATTCTCGTTGTATTTAAGAACGATACAATTTGCATTCAGTTGTGCCAATGTTTTTTTATCCATAAGTTCTTTTGTAGAGATAACTTTTTCTACTTTTCCAAACAAACCTTCTAATACTAATCTATGTGTTTGTGTTCCGTCAAGTGTTCCTGTAAATCCAAAACGATAAGGACAATCTTCTAATTTTTCCATAATGTTAGTTAATGACTTTGCTTTAAATGTATGTGCTTCATCACCAAAGATACACTCATATTGATCAAAATATTTTTTATTAAGTTTATATAAAGATTGCCAAGTTGATATAACCACAGATTTATCTGTTTGTTTATCATGACCAGAGTAAATTTTATGTATGTTACTTTCAGTCCAACCGTATGAAATAAAATCATTTGTCATTTGTTCTACAAGTGAAGTTGTCGGTACTAATATCAATATTTTTTTATTCATCATTCTATAGTAACGCACTAAACAATATATGATATATGATTTACCTGACGCAGTAGGTGATAACAATAATCCTCTTGATTTTTCTATTGCTGTGCATATTGCATTGAATTGATAATCTCTGGCATCAAAAGGTATTTTTAATGATTTAATAAATCCCTCAACATCTTTTGGATCTATAGATTTATTATCTTTTACATTATCATGTAGAATATATTTTAATTCATTGTTTTTAAAAAAGTCCTCTAGATAAGATAATAAACCAACATAAATTTTATTTGTTTTTTGAGAGAATAAACGAATTTTGCCATCCCATATTCTATTACGATATGCTGGCATAAATTTAGCACCTGGCACTTCAAACTCAAAAAAGGAACTTAGTTCTTTTGAGACATGTGGTTCACATTCAACTTGTAAATGAACATCATTTATTTTGTGAACAAATATTATATTTTTATTTCTATCTTGTCTTAACTTCCATTGTATCCAATCGCCGTATCTTGCAGGTTCTTTTTTGTCTAACATTATTAAACCATTCCAGCTTCAAACTTTTTCCATTCAATAGCATTTTTAATATCCCACCCTCTTGCCTGTACTGACTTTAGTACATGATCAATATATTTTGTTGTTGTCTCTAAATATATAATTTTATTTTCTGCATCAATAATATCTTTATCAGACTCTATGTAAATATGTAAATCATTTTTTAATACTTTAAGATCAAATGGTTTAGTTACATAAATTTTTGCGTCTGCTTTACCGCCATAGTATTCCCACTTTTCTTTATATAAAACTTTATATTCACCTTTTGCCTTTGCAAGTAAAAAATCAAAGTTAGTTTTGTAATCAATAAACTTTGCATACAATTCTTGATTTCTTAAAGACTCTGTGTCTAAGTGATCTTTATCTACGGGTAATTCTTTGTAAACGATTTGTTTTAATTCATCTAAGGTCATAATAAGTATCCTAACATAATATTAACTAAAAGTCAATTATAATGTGATTATTTCGTAATATTTATATGTAAATTCTGATGTTGCTTTTATGTAAGTAACATCTGTTTCTTCTTGTGTAAACTCTAACGCTGATAATGTTGTTGGGTATAAATCTTCAAATCTTACTTCAACTAAAGGATTATTTTTATTTGAAAGTATTGTTAATGTTGCATCTGAAAACATTGGGTTAGCAGGTGTTTGTAGTTGTACTTTACCGATATCGTTAGTAGTATCTTTTCTTGTAACGTTTGATGTGTTTGATGTTGTACTTCTATGTGTTGCGAATTGTTGTCTTGACTTAGGAAATCCAATCGCTAATAACCAGTTATGTAATTCAATATAATTTTCTAAGTTTTCTGACACTTGAAACCCTATTGTTAGATTATCAAATGTTAGTTCGTCACCCTGTACAGGTATTGGTTTAAATGGTGTAGGAAATATTGTTTCCCCTAAACTAATACCAGGTAGATTACAATTAGTTACAAAAAACTCAACTTTAGGTATTTGAGTTATTGTAAATTTAAACTGTGTAGGACTTACGTAGTCCATTGTTGTTGGTTGTCTTGAAACTGTCGCCATGATATTATTTAGTAGAAATAAAAAAGGGGGCCGAAGCCCCCTCTAATTTTTGTTGTAATCGAGATTACATTAAGTTTGCAACTTTAACTCTTCTGTAATACTTGTTAGTATTTGCAACGATTGTGATCGCTCCATCTTCACCTGCGGCTCTTTGACCTAGGTGGAATGGGTTTGCAGCGATACCGTATCGAGTTTTAAAGCCAATCTTTGGTTGGAATGTGTTCTCACCAACTGCTCTCACCATTTGTAGTGGAACATATGGGCAATAGAACATACCAGCATCATAAGGTGATGTACCTTTGTAACCAACAATGTAGTATTGTGAAGCAGATACGTTTGCAGCATATGGATCTACATATACTCTGTATCTACCGTTTAATACACCAGCGAAAGTTGTTGATGTATCATCTACGTTTAAGTTAGTTGATAATGCAGGTGTGTAATCAAGAACACCAGCCATTTGAAGTGCAGAAGCAACATCAGCAGATGTGATGATGATGTTTCCTTTACCTCTACGTGTCTCTTGACCGATTGCGTTTGCATCTCTCTCAAGTCCAAATAAAAGTCCTTTGAACTTTTCTACAGACCAACGACCGTTTGAGTCTGTGTCTAAGTCAAAGATACCTGCATTTGTTGTATTAACTTGAGCACCTTTTACAGCTGATACATAGATGTTTCTTATAACTTCTCTGTTAATCTCTGTTAAGATTTCTGCTGATAAGATGTTTGCAAGCTCAGTTTCAGCGTCTAAACCATGGATTGCTTTAAGATCTTGTGCAAGTTCCATTGTGTATTCTGCTTTTAGAGCTCTTGATACTGCTGTTACAGTATGTTTCTCGATTGAGAATGCCATTTCTGCGAAAGCGTCAGCTGTAGTATCACCTAAAGCTTCTGCCTGTGCAGTTGTTTGACCAGTAGCAGATGTGTAAGTTCCAGCAGGTGAATCGTTAAGAACAGCAGGGTTAGTACCTGACTGATCACCGGCACCTGTGTCGCCTGCAGCGTCTTGGTTAGAAAGAAATGGAATTTCTTCATCAAATAACGCTTGTGCGCCTGCTTGTGATTTTGCTCTTGCTCTCATTGCAAAGATAAGACCTGTTGGGCCAGTCATTGGCTGAACACCACAGACATCGTATGCAATAAGGTTTGGCATTGATTGTCTTACTAATGAAATTAGGATTGGGTCCCAATTGTCAATTGAAGAACCAGTTGCGTTTGTTGGTGCAGCTTCACCTAAGAACGCTCTGTCTTCTCTTAACGCTTTTTCTTGGTTTTCCAAGATGACAGTAGTAACAGCTCGTCTGTAGGCATCATCGATCTTTGGTAATTCGGGATGCTCAAGGACTGGCTGCCACTTCTCTTGTAAGTTTTGTGTTTGAAACATTTGTCTCTCCTCTTATATCTTACTATTTATTATTTCGCACTCTTGACTGTTCTGCCAATTGCAGACATATAGGCTGCAATTGAACTGTCTTCGTTCAAGTCCTCTACAGCGGTGCCAGTTTCTACTTCATCATGTGTTTCGGTTTGAACCTTCTGTTTTGGGAAGTAGGATTCTTTAAGTGTATTTAACTTTTCAGTGTAAACACCCTCTTCAGTGTATTCTACGTCTTGAGCAAGAGACTCAAATTTTTCAATTTCTGTATCGGTTAAATCAGATGTAACATCTTTAATAACCTTTTCCTTGATTAGTGATCCGTTAGATTTTTTAGATTCAACAACTTCTTGAATTGTTTTTTCTAACTTTTCTTCTAATTTAGAAATTTTATCAGCTTGTGCCTCAAGTACATCGTACTTTTCGTCAGGCACATCGATGTAATGATCTTCAAACAATGTTTTTAGACCTGAGATGAAATCTTCAGCGATTTCGCCTTTGAGACCACGCTCAAGAGCAAGTTCGTTTTCTTTCATCCACTCTTCAACGACATAGTTTAAATAGTTATCAACTTTGTCTGTTAAAGTTTCGTGTACATCAGCAACTTCAGTTCTTAATTCTGACTGATATTCTTCTTCTAATCTTTTGATCTCTTCTCTGATCTTAGATTTTACAGCAGTTTCAAAAATTGTTGCAGCTTTAACTTTAAATTCTTCTGAAAGATTGCTATCAGATGATAGTAATGCGTCAACGTGTTCTTTAACGTTTACAGATGCTAGTCTTTCTTCAGTCTTTGCATCTTTCTCGTCATCGTTTGGATGACCCATTTCGGAATGATAAGCAGCATGAAGTTTTTCCATTTTGCCTTTAGTCATCTTGTCCATTCCGTTCATCATCTCTTTATACATCTCATCTTTGGTCATGTTCATAGCGTTCTTCATGTAAGTTGCATATAATTCAACCATGTCGTCTTTTTTCATAGACTTCATAGCCTTCATCATATCCTCTTTCATCTTGTCATGATCCATTTCCTTATGCATACCTTCCATACCACTATCAGCATTCATTTCGTCCTCATCTTTATCGTGAGCGCCAGCTTTTAGTTTTTTCTTGTCCTCATCGTCTTCATGAGCACCTTCTTTATGGACTTTTTCCATTTTATGGACTTTTTCCATTTTATGCATACCTTCTTTATTCAGATCGTGCATTCCTTCTTGTTTATGTTTTTTCTCTTTTAATTTTGGTTGAGGTTCTGCTGGAACTTCACCCTTTTGTGCAGGGTCATTAGTAATCTCTTTACCGGATTTCCCAGCAGCAACAGATGAAGCACCCACTTCAGCAGGTTTAGCACCTTTTTCTACGTTTGTTGCACCATCTTTTGGAGCAGCAACCATAGGATCGCTTGGGCCAGCATTCTTTTTAGGAGCATCGTGTGCGGCTTCTTCGAGTTCAGCCAAAACTTCCGCTTCTAATTCCTCAATGGTTTTGTCTAGTTCGTTAGCCATGGGGATGTTCTCCTTTTATTGTATTTATACATAATTATTTATAAATTAAAGCATTTTAAGAAACTTAGCAAACTCTAGTGCTTGTTCCTTATTTTGTCTTGCTCTAACTCTTTTGTCAATTCTTTCTTTCATTTCATAAACTTGTGCCTCTACAAGTGATCCATGATCCCAAACCCATTCTTTACCTTCCATGATGCCCTCTACGAAGGCGGAAGGTGCTGATGGATCTGCAACAATATCACCTGCTGTTGCAAGTTTAAAATCGCTTTTCACATAGTTTACACCACCTTTTTGGTCTAAACTCCCCATACCTCTTGATGAAACTCCTAATGTTGCACCCTCATCCATAAGTGATTTAACAATCTCACCCATAGGTGTTGACATTATCTTAGCTTCTCCTATAAAATTATCACCCTCTGGTTTTAGACTTGTAATCATATGTGATACTCTGTCTAAGTTTACAGTTGGACCATCTGGGTGACCAAGTTCACCAAAAGCTCTATTCTTTTGGATAAACTTTGAGTCATAGTTTTTTACTTCTTTCATAAGAACATCACGTGGGTAAACCCTTCCGTTTCTATTCTTTATGTTAGATTGCATAAAGATACCTTTTATTTTGTAATCTTTTTTGCCATTATCTTTTTCTTCTATAATATAGTTTGACGTACTAAAGTCATTCGCCTCTGTAATAAGTTTTACTGTATTCATTAGCTTAAGTTATCAAACCCCGAAGTCTTTCTAAATTTTAATATTATGAATCCTACTGAAGCAGATCCATTTGTTAATAAAACATCACCAGTAACACCACTGCCGGCATTGTTTGCTATTGCAGGCAATCCAACTGCTTGTGTATTGAAATGTCCACTACCATTTAATGATAATGCGACAACATTAGATGTTGCGTCAAATAAAATATCAGTTGTTGATGCGACTGACCAACTACATGACTC